AGGGATTTTATTGTGCAGCTCCTGTAAAAACCAAAGATTTTATTGCGTATTGGGACGATCAAAAAAGAAAATGTCGTAACGGTATTATTGTAAAAGATGGTGAAGATTCTTGGTACGTGAGTAGAGACTACTACATGTGGTTAAACTTTCTTCCTATTTATGACAAAGAAGAAAAAAGGTTTGACTTTGCTAAGGTGAGAGATGCCCAATACCACATGGCATTGTATGAACATCTAGCTGAACTGCATTACAAGCACGCTATTATTTTAAAGAAGCGTCAGATAGCGTCTTCTTATTTTCACATGGCTAAGCTAATTAACCAGTATTGGTTTGAAGAAGGAGCTGTATTAAAGATTGGTGCTTCTCTAAAGGACTATATAAATGAAAAAGGCTCTTGGAAGTTTCTTGGTGAGTACAAAAACTTTTTAAACGAACACACAGCCTGGTATCGTCCAGCTGAACCTGACAAGGTAGGGGCATGGCAGCAGCAGATTAAGGTGAGAATAGGTGGTCGAGACACTTATAAAGGTTTGAAATCTACAATAAACCTATATTCTTTTGAGAAAGACCCCACACATGGTGTCGGTGGTCCTGTTACATACTTCTTTCATGAAGAAGCAGGCATTGCTCCAAAGATGGATGACACATACGGATTTATGAAGCCAGCACTTAAGTCTGGTCACATGATTACGGGTCAATTTATTGCAGCTGGATCAGTCGGTGATCTTGATCAATGTGAGCCAATGAAGGAGTATATTTTACATCCAGAAGAGAATGGCTTCTACGGGGTAGAAACGGACCTTATAGACAAGGACGGAACGATTGGTATATCAGGACTATTTATTCCTGAACAGTGGTCTATGCCCCCTTATATTGACTCATACGGCAACTCTAAAGTGGAGGAAGCTTTGGAGGCATTAGAGAAGGAATTTGAGAAGATGAAAAAGGATTTAGATCCTGCAGCTTATCAACTTACAGTGTCCCAGCAGCCACGTTGTATTGAAGAAGCATTTGCTACAAGAAAGATAAGTGTTTTTCCTCCACACTTGGTGGCTAAACAAATGCAAAGGATTCAGGATAGACAATATCCTATAGAATACTTAGAGCTTTCTAGAAATGCTGAGGGTAAAATAATAGACAAGCCATCTAGAAAAACACCAATTATGGATTTTCCTATTTCTAAAAAAACAGAAGATAAAGAAGGTGTGATCTGTGTTTACGAAAGACCGCACAAAGATCCTACATTTGGGATGTACTATGCTTCTGTGGACCCTGTTGGAGAAGGAAAGACCACTACTTCTGAATCACTATGTTCTATATATGTATATAAGAATCCTGTTGAGATTATTAAGGATGAAGGGAACGGTAAAGTAAAAAACGAGATAGAACGTGACATGATTGTTGCATCATGGTGTGGTCGTTTTGATGATCTTAATAAAACTCACGAAAGACTTGAGCTTCTTATAGAGTGGTATAATGCATGGACCATTGTAGAAAATAACGTAGCTTTGTTTATTCAGTATATGATAAGCAAGAAGAAGCAACGATATCTTGTACCAAAAGATATGATTTTGTTCCTAAAAGATATTGGAGCAAATAGAAACGTGTTCCAAGAGTATGGATGGAAAAACGTAGGTACGTTGTTTAAAGGAAATGTACTATCTTACGGTATTGAATTTTTAAAAGAAGAACTAGATTATGAGACCAAAGAGAATGGTGATATTGTAAAAACCGTATATGGCGTTGAACGTATCCCGGATATAATGCTACTTAAAGAAATGCAGGCTTATAGAGAAGGACTAAACGTTGACCGATTGGTAGCGTTTTGTGCACTTATAGCCTTTGCAAAGGTGCAACAGAGTAACAGAGGCTTGGCTAAACGTGTGGAAGTTACAAAAGAAAACTTGGATAACTCCCAGAAATTTAGTAAATTAAACTTGAGCCCCTTTAGACATATTGGAGGTTCAAAAGGCGGTTCTTCTGGTATGAAAGCAACAAGAAATCCTTTTAGAAATATAAAATAATTATGGTAAACAAAGAACTTCATACTCAAAAAGTTACTATTCTTTCTAGACTAATTAAAGAAAGCTCTCTCACACTTGAGGAAGCTCTTCTTCTTTTAAGAGAAGAGGAAGAGGAAGAACAAAAGGCTGAAGAGTCAAACCCTTATTCTTCATACATTTACTCAAGTGGTACTGTAGGAATGAGTACAGCCACTCCAAGTAATAAACTGACTATTGGCTCAAATGGGACTTTGTCTTTTGGCACAACTACTAACACCCTAATTGCTGATAATTCAGCTGACTTAAATACTTAAATATCATGCAGATATATAATGCTCTAGATCTCAAATCTGGTAAAAAGGCGGATTATAATAAAATGGGTACACTTACCCAGCCTATCCAGTTTTTGCCTTCAAAGGAAAAAGATGATGAATGGAGAGCATGGAACCTAGATTGGCTAGAGTTCCAAGGTATGAAGCAACTTAGACGCAATGCTCGTAGGTTAATGAAGAACTACAAGCTTGCTAAAGGTATTATTGACAAAGCAGACTACATTGTAGAAGAAGACAATGAGATGGCGGATCTGATTGATACGCTAACTAAAGAGGACGAGTCTGCACTAGAACTTAAGTTTTACCCTATTATTCCTAATGTAATTAACGTATTGTGTAATGAGTTTTCTAAGAGAAGCTCACGCATTATGTTTAAAGCCGTTGATGATATTTCATACAACGAAATGATGGAAGAAAAGCGTGGTATGGTAGAGAAAGTTTTACTAGAAGACGCTGAAAGAAAGATGATGATGGAAATGATGGCCATGGGTATTGAGCTAGATTCTGAAGAAATGCAGAAAGCTTTAGCCCCTGAAAATCTACAACAACTTCCTGAAATTGAAGGTTTCTTCCGCAAAGATTATAGATCTATGATTGAAGAGTGGGCTACCCATCAAATGTCAGTAGATGAAGAAAGATTTAAAATGCAGGAGTTAGAAGAGCGTGGCTTTAGAGACATGCTTATTACTGACCGCGAATTTTGGCATTTTAAGATGAATGAGGACGACTATGATGTTGAGCTATGGAATCCATTGCTTACGTTCTATCACAAGTCTCCAGACGTTAGATACATCTCTCAGGGCAACTGGGTTGGTAAGTTAGATATGATGTCAGTTTCTGACGTTATTGACAAGTATGGATGGATGATGACTCAGGATCAACTAGAGTCTTTAGAAGCCATTTATCCTGTACGTTCAGCGGGTTATGCTGTACAAGGATACCAGAATGATGGTACATATTACGATCCTACTAAATCCCATGATTGGAATACAGAAATGCCATCATTGGGATATAGACAATACGCATCTTTGTACGATACTAAGTTTGGTACAGGAGATATTGTAGAGTGGATCTTAGCTGATTCAGAAGATACAGTAGATTTTGGAAAGTCACATTTACTACGAGTTGCTACTATTTATTGGAAGTCCCAGCGTAAGATTGGTCATTTAACTAAGATTACAGATGAAGGAGAGATTATTCAGGACATTATCACTGAGGATTACAAGGTTACAGATAAGCCTATATACAACACTGTAATTTATAAGCAGAAGTCTAAAGACAATTTAATATTTGGAGAACACATTGATTGGATCTGGATTAATGAAACCTGGGGTGGAATTAAAATTGGCCCTAATAGACCTGCATTCTGGGGAATGAATAACCCTGGAGGTATTAACCCAATTTATCTTGGTCTTAATGGTGGTAAACCAGGACGCATTCCTTTCCAATTTAAAGGAGACGCAACATTGTATGGATGCAAGCTTCCTGTAGAAGGAGCAGTATTTGGTGATAGAAATACAAGAAGCATTTCTTTAGTAGATTTAATGAAACCTTATCAGATTGGTTATAATATTGTTAATAACCAAATTGCTGATATTCTAGTAGATGAATTAGGAACTGTTATTTTACTAGATCAAAATTCCCTACCTCGTCATTCTTTGGGAGAAGATTGGGGCAAGAACAACCTAGCCAAGGCTTATGTGGCTATGAAGAACTTTCAGATGTTACCTTTGGATACATCTATTACAAACACTGAAAACGCATTAAACTTTCAGCATTATCAAGTGCTTAATCTAGAACAAACAAATCGTTTGCTTTCTAGAGTTAATCTTGCTAGTTATTTTAAGAACCAAGCTTTTGAAGTGATTGGTCTTAACCCACAACGTATGGGTCAAACAATTGCTCAACAAACTGCTACTGGTGTAGAACAAGCAATGAATGCATCATATGCACAAACAGAGCAGTATTTTATTCAGCACTCTGATAACTTGATGCCAAGAGTTCACCAAATGCGTACAGACTTGGCTCAATACTACCATTCTAAAAAACCTAATCTACGTCTTCAGTATATTACATCTAAAGATGAGAAGGTTAACTTTGAAATAAATGGTACTGAGTTACTAATGAGAGACTTGAATATATTCTGCACAACTAAAACTAACTCTCGTGCTATTATGGAGCAGCTTAAACAACTTGCTCTTAATAATAATACAACAGGTGCTTCTATTTATGATCTTGGTAATGTAATTAAGTCTGAGTCTATTGCGGAGCTCACTGGTGTTCTTAAGGATGCCGAGCAGAAAACTCAACAGGCTAGAGAATCTGAAATGCAGCAGCAACAGCAGATGCAGCAAGAAATGATTGAATCTCAAGAGCGTCAGAAGCAAATGGATCTACAATTTAGAGCAGAACAAGCTGATCTTGACAGACAAAATCAACTTACTGTAGCTGAAATTAGAGCTGCAGGATATGGTGCTGCTGTTGATATTAACCAAAATCAAATGTCAGACTATCAGGATGCATTAGAAGGTATTCGTCAAGAGCAACGTTATCAAGATCAAATGAACTTAAAACGTGAATCTGAGCTAACTAAGAAAGAGCAAGGTGGTCAGAAATTACAGATTGAGCGTGAAAAACTTCAGACCCAACGTGAGATTGCAGATAAACAATTACAGATTGCTCGTGAGAATAAGAACAAGTATGATGTAGGAGGAAAAGTTTCTGGCAAGAAAGGAAAATAATCATAGCTCTATTATCCGCACCTTAGCTAAAAAAGATGCGTTATACATAAATTTTTAAGATTTATGTTGTATATTAAATATGTAGAGATACACATAAAACCAAACAAAAAATGACTGACAATCAAAACAACGTACAGACATCTGTACAGCAAGTAGATCTTGATATTGATAGTTGGTTAGGAGCCCCTGGTGCTGATAGCATTGTTACTCCTACCACTGAAGAAAAGAAAGATCAGAAACCAAATATCTTTAGTCAAGGAAAGTTTGATACAAACTTTCTAGATGAAGAAGAAGAAGAGGAAACTGAAGACGGTAAAAAAGATATTAATCCTGAAGCCGCCAAAACATTTATAGATGATCTTGTAAATGTAGATGATGAAGAGGAAGAAGATTCTTCTAAATCTAAAAGAGGAAGACCTAAAACAGAAAAGTCTGGATTAGTAGAATTTCTTAAGAAACGCATTGAGTCAAAGGAAATGTTTGCCTTTGATGATTACGATGAGAAGACGCAGTCTTTGGAAGATTATTTAGGTAGTCTTGGAGAGAAAGATATTGAGGAGCTTTGGCAAGCCAATATTGATAACTTAAAACAAGAAGTAGCTGCTAAAACTCCTCAAGAGTTCTTTGAATCATTACCTGAAGAGCTGCAATATGCAGCTAAGTACGTAGCAGATGGAGGACAAGATCTAAGAGGTCTTTTCCAAGCTCTTGCTCAGGTTGAACAAGTTCGTCAACTTGATCCTACTGATGAAAATGACCAGGAAGGAATTGTAAGAAGTTATTTACAAGCCACTGGTTTTGGTACAGAAGATGAGATTGATGAGGAACTAACTACTTGGAAAGATCTAGGTGTACTAGAGAAAAAAGCCAAGCAGTTTAAACCTAAGTTGGATCAAATGCAAGAAGAGTATGTACAAGCTCAACTTGCTGAACAAGAAAACAGAAAGATCCAGCAGGAACAAGCAGCTGACGCATACATGAAGAATGTATTTGAGGCACTTAGACCAGCTGAGATTAACGGACTTAAGCTTGATAAAAAGACTCAAGCTCAGTTGTATAGTGGATTAGTTCAACCAAACTATCCTTCTATTAGCGGTAGACCAACTAATCAGTTGGGACATCTTCTAGAAAAGTATCAGTTTGTAGAACCAAATTATCCACTAATTGCTGAAGCTCTTTGGTTACTTTCTAGTCCTGAAGAATACAGAGCTAATCTTGTAAAGCAAGGAAAGAACCAAGCAGTAGAACAAACAGTGAGACAATTAAAAACTGAACAATCTCGTAAGAATGTTTCTACTTATCAAGAAGAAGAAGACACAAGATCTAGAAAGATTGCTAGACCTACAAACATATTTAAAAGATAAAAAAGAGTATAACCCTTATAAAATTATTATTAACCCTTTAAATTAAACAGCCTTATGGCAACTCCGGTTTTGAACAATGGTATATTTCTACGGGATACCAGCTATCAGACTAGCTCACACGTAGACAGCTACCACCTTTCAAACTTGCTTAAGTCAGCAGAACCTACAGACCTTGGTCCAGTAGATTTGTGGGCAATGGCACAAAAGGTAGAAATGCCTTTGTACCAAATGTCCAGCTTTGGCGGTAAGAACGTTATCTCTGTAGATAACGCGCGTGGTGAGTACAAGTGGCAGATTCCTGTTACTCAGGATCTTCCTTACATCACTGAAGATATTGAATCTGGCAATGCCACTAAAGGTATTGACGGTCAGTCCTTCAAGATTAAATTGAACAAGCGTTCTTTTGGTCATGGTGATATTATCACTTATGACAAGTACAATGGTGTTGAAATGTACATCACTGCTGACGATATCATCCCAGCTGGTGACGGTTTCATCTACACTGTGCAGTTGGTTAACAACGACAACGCTAAGTTTTTGGACAATAAGTACTTGAAAGTAGGTACTAAGGTGTTCCGTAAAGGTTCTGCTCGTGGTGAGTACGGTGAGAGATTCTCTGACATCGGCAACATCAACGCAGGATTCCGTGAATTCTATAACTATGTAGGTGGAGCTGAAGCTCACGTTCACTATTCTGTTAGCTCTCGTGCTGATTTGATGATGAAAGGTGGAATGAAAGCTGATGGCACAGTCCCAGTTATTGAAATGTGGAGAAACTTTGACAAGAGTGTCGATCCTTCTGTATCTTCTCTAGAAGACATGGCTTCTAAAATGGGTAAAGATTATGTAAAGAAGGCTTACCAGTCTGGTCAGCTTACTCGTACATTCTTGACTACTCTTGAGGCTGCTCATTTGACTAAAGTTGCTAACGACATCGAGACTTACCTTATGTGGGGTCAAGGTGGTAAGGTTAAGCAAGATGGTCCAGATGATATCCGTCTCTCTGTAGGTCTTTGGAAGCAGTTGGATAACTCTTACAAGCGTATCTACAACAAAGGTTCTTTCAATCTTGACTTGTTCAAGTCTGAAATCTTCAACTTCTTCAATGGTAAGGTTGAGTTTCAGGGACCTGATCCTAAACGTCAGTTGGTTGTACAAACTGGCTTGGGCGGTATGAAGCTGGTTAACGAGGCAATTAAGAAGGAAGCTATCAACAGCGGACTTGTTATCAATGCTTCTGAAATCGGTGCTATTACCGGTAAAGGAATGGATCTAAACTTTGGTTTTGCTTACACTCAATACGTTATTCCTTTCTTGGCTAACGTTAAGTTTGTTCTCAACCCAGCGTTTGATAACATTCACACTAATGACATTGAGAACCCAATCATTGACGGTTTCCCTCTGTCTTCTTATAACTTCATCATCTTTGATATCACTGAGAATACTAACGACAACATCTTCTTGTTGAAGCTTTCTTGGGATAATCAATTGAAGTGGTTCTACCAGAACGGTACCATGGATTACATGGGACGTACTCAAGGTTTCCAAAGCTCCGGCAACTTCAACGGTTACCGTGTGTTCATGACTCAAACAATGCCTGCTATCTGGGTTAAAGACCCAACCAAGGTATTGAAGATTGTTATGAGAAACCCTGTAACTGGCGGATCATTCTAATCTACCACCCTTAGGATAGTATCCTAAGACCACCTGTCGTACGCAAACCGTGCTTGATCACACGGGGGGCTTGCAGCTCCTGGCAGGTTCAAATAAGATCACCGGTAAATCCGGCTATTCTTAAACCAAAAAACCCAACAATGAGTACGGTAACTATCGTAGAAAAGTACCCACAAAACAAAAGATCCTCTATTGCCATCCGACCTTATTTTGATCCGATGGTTGATAACATGGGTCTTCAAAAGTATGGTCTTAGTCTTTTTGACGGGGCCTTTCATGAAGAGCAGCTGGCTTGTTTAGAAATTAACGGTATCAAACGCTACCTGACAGGTCTAAACGAGTTTGCTCCAGAAGTAAAAGAGCTTGATGCTGAAGAGCAAGAAGCTAAAGTCAAGCAGATCCGTCAAATTGTAGCTCAGTTAGAAAGAGAACTTGCTGCAAATGTGATAGATCCAAATGATGAAAACTTTTGGAATAAAGTAAAACTCTTACGTCCAGATAACAGTGATTTCTGGGATAAGATTAAAGTCCGCTGCGGTAATGAACCAGTATATCTAGAGCCTGATAAAGATCCTTATGATCTTATTAGAATGTATGCGATAGAAACTGGTGGATTTTCTATAGTAGCTAAAAGCTTAGAAGAAGCAAGGCGTATGCCGGTTCCTCCTAAGTTTTATCTGGATAAGCTGGAAGAAACAGCATCTATTCAGACTGAAGTAAAGAAGCTGCGTAATAAAGCTCTTTCTGAACTTCAAAAATTGTTTGACAAGAATCAGAATAAGCTGATGTATGTAGCTAAGGTTCTTGATCCAAACAGTGCTCAGTATAAGAAGTCTACTCCAAATGATATTATCTATGACAACATGGATAAGTACATTAACGGAGATCTGATAGAAAAGGATAAACGTAAGACTGCTCAAAGATTCCTTGATGCTGCTAACCTAGATATGGAAACGCTAAAGATCAGGGCTATTGTAAAAGACAGTTCTTATTACAAGTTCATAGCTACAAAAGCGGACGGGTTTATCTATCACATGCAGACAGTCACTATGCTGGGTAGAACACCATCAGATGTAGTTGAGTATCTGAAAAATCCTCTGAACGAGGAACTTTTGATAGACCTCACCAAGAAAGTAGAAAAGTACTGGAACGCTTAATAGAATATGAACAACAACCTCTTACAGATAAAGATCAAACAAAGGCTGAACAAGCTTGCTTCTTTGGATTATGACAATATAGAATGTTGGCAGATCCAGGAAGCATTTAATAAAGGTCAGCTTGAGTGGGTACGTAGAATGGTCTACGGTATCAATACTCGTAAAGAGGGATCTGAACAATCAACCGGACTGGTAGATGATCTTAGAGTCTTATTAAAGAGTCAGGATCTAACTCCGGCAGACAAGAAAACGTTCTTTGAAGCTACACTTCCTGCAGACTATCTGTACTATGTACGTACAGATGTTTATGCTAATTCTGAGTGTTGTCCTGAAAAAAGAAGGATGACAGTTTATGAAGTAGAGGAAGCCAATATGGGAGTTCTTCTTACAAGTGATACAAAAGGACCAAGCTTTGAATGGGCTGAAACTTTAAGTACGCTGGTAGGAGACAAACTAAGAGTTTACACAAACGGAGAGTTCAATATTACAGATATGGGACTTGTTTATTACAGACTGCCCAAACCTGTACAGTTTCAAGGATGTGTAAATGCAAGCACTGGTCAAACTTTTACAGCAAACCAAGAGTGTGAGTTTAAAGATGACATTGCTGAAATCTTAGTAGACCAAGCTGCAGCTATTCTTGCCGGTGACATAGAAAGTATGAACCAGTATCAAAGAGAATCTCAAGAAGTTCAAAAGAATAGCTAATGATAAAAACTATACCTAGACCAAGTCCAATGGGTCCTTGTATGGAAACTGCAGCCATGATTGCCCACGCTCAATCTATGGTGGTTTCATTTCACCAGCTGCATTTAAAGATAACAGGACCAGGATCATTGGCAGCTCATAAAGCTCTTGGTGAGTTTTATGAAGATATGCCAGGTCTAATTGACAAAGTAGCCGAGCAATACCAGGGAGCTCGTGAAAAACTTCTGGAATATCCTACAGTACCTCCATATAAGTGTGGTTCTGTACAAGAAGCTCTCAGTCATGTAAAAGAGCTGTATAACGAAATAGCAGAACTGCAGAAAATAATGCCGTTCTCAGAAGTAGTTAATCAGTTAGATGAGATGAAGAGTCTGATTGCTTCAACCAAGTATAAACTAATGTTCTTAAGCTAATTTTTTATTTATTAACCCTTAAATTAAACAAACATGTATTTTCCTAATGCATTCCGTAAGAGTTTCCTGCCTGCGAGCACAACTCTTGCTGCTAGTGGTGGTACAGATGCGTTGACAGCTGGTCAGATTGGTTTCTTTGATGCCAAGACTTTCCAAGTTGTTTCAGCTCAAGCTTCACCATTTATTCTAGCAGAAGGTAGTCGTTTTGCTTCTGACAAGATTGGCCCCGTTCACGGTGGTTACAAAGAGTCTAAGAAGTCTAAGGCTATCAACCCTAAGTATGTAAGCCGTCTTATCAAAGTTTCTGGTAAGGCTGCTAAGAACCACATTATCAAAGTTGACGCTTCTGCTTGTGCAGGTCTTGCCTGTGACAGCACAATCCGTCTTCGTTTGGATGTCAAAGGTTCTCCTGCTCTCCGTTTCTTGAACCACCAGTTGTACAAGACTTTGGATGCTTACACAGGTTGCTGTGATGCATCTAATAGTGCTATTGATCACACTGTGGCTCTTTTGAAATGGGCTGATCAGATCAATGAAGCTCCTCTGTTGAAAGACTTTATCCAAGCTAAAGTTTGGAAAGAAGCTCATACAGGTGTAGGTGCTGCTTTGACTTCTGGTTCTGCTACAATCGTTGTGGCTGACGCAGACCGCACTAAGTTCACCGCTGGTGACAAAGTTGTTGGTACTGGTCTTCCTGCAAATGCTGTAGTAGTGAGTGTTGGAGCTGCTGGTTCTGCTGGTGGTACTAACACAAACGTTGTATTGAGCCTTGCTGCTACTGCAACAAATGCTTCTGCATCTGTTAGCATTTTTGATGCTGTTGTTTCTGCTACTTACACTCCAGCTACTTCTAGCTTGGGAGCTGTAAACAGCCACATGGACATCATTGCTGCTTACGTTGACACAACTTTCGGTAACTGTACTTTCACTCCTACAGACAAGTACGATCTTGAGCCTTTGTTCATCTACGCTTCTGTAGTTGACGAGTCTGGAGATCCTTGTAAAGTAGAGTGCATCAGTGTAGATGAAGTACAAGCTCCTCAGCAAGCTTCTGGCGTTGGTGAGTCAGTTCTTCGTGAACTAATTCTGGATGGTCGTTACCTCCAAAATGCTTACCCTGATAGCAGCCGTGTTGACAGCTTGCGTATGCGTGAAATTGAGGCTGATCCAGCTCTTGCTGCAGTAACTCGCAGTGGTCTGTATGATCAAGTCTTGATCCTTCACAACGTACCTCGTTGGAACAACCCAACTAGCACTTTTGACAATGATCAGTATTTGTTGGTTATCCATGTTCCTGCCGGAACTGCTACAACCAGCATTACAAACTTCATTGTAAACAGCTGCTCAGCTGCTGGAAACGCAGTTGCCTTGGAGTCCTTCTAAGGTTACCCTGCCCTATATACTTAAAGGGAGCGGGCTTAATAGCCCCTCCCTTTTTGTTTTTTGGAGAACTCCTAAAAAATCAGTATATTATTATTGAGAACCTCTACTCAGTTTTGTAATAAATAATTAAAGTTTATCCTCATGATAAGCAAACATCAGCTAAGTTTAGAGCTGCCTGATACTAACAATATCAAGGTTTTACGCATATTTGACACAAGTATCTATGCTGATGGCATTGGTAAGGACTGTGGAACTTTGAGTATAACCTCTCCAGGATTTAATCTTCCTGTTAATATAGAGATCTTGCCAGGCTTTAATACAACTCTTACTGCTTGTACATTAGGTATCCAAAGAACTGGATGCTCTGATAGTGTACAACCTTTACCCGATGGTATTTACGTAATACGTTATTCAGTGTCTCCTAATACTTCTGTATTTGTAGAGTATAATCACCTTCGTGTAACTCAAACCGTAAACAGGTTTTATAATCTTCTTTGTGAGCTTGAAATGGCTGCCTGTGAGCCAGATGCTGATGTTAAAGACAGACTTAACGAACTCAGACTGATCAAAAGTTTTATTGATGCCGCCAAAGCCAAGGTGGAATACTGCCATGATCCGGAGGCCGGCATGGAGCTTTTGCTCTACGCAAAAAAGAGGTTGGATAAGATTACCAACAATCTCTGTGCAGATAGCTGCTCAAATTGCTAGATCAACATAAAAACCAAAAAACCTATGAAAAATTGTCCAAACTGTGGAGCTCAAATTACTTGCGGTTGTCAAGAAAGAGTAGCTTCAGATGGAAAGAAAGTATGCTCAAACTGTGTAGCTCTTTATGAGCAGCAGTTACTAAATCAGAACCAGAATGCGAACTTACCTACCCAACAAAGTTAAATACCATAAGCAGTTTGCTGACGTAATGCATCGTGTATATAAGCAGATGCGTTATGGGATTGGGTCTTGTAAACCTGATCAGGATCGTCAGCTAATTACTATGCGTAAAGAACTTTGTGACTGGGAGGCAAACGAAGATGATGGAGCATTATCTGAAACCAAGGTTCAATTTAAAACTTGGCTTGGTCTTAAGTATGATGATGTTCTTTACTCTAAAGGTGGAACAGGATATATTGTTTCTGATGAAGGTAAATCTCCGTCTATGGGTCTTGCATATATGGGTCAACAACAAGTTGGACCTAACATTGTAGAGATCAACTCTGGTGGATGTATTACCAGAATTAATCTTAATCCTGCTATCTCTATCCATTACAATACTTCATTTGTATATACACAGGCTACACCATCGACTGTTTGGGATATTACTCACAGTATGAACATGGTACCAAACGTACATGCTGAAGATACTACCGGACAAGATATCCAAGGTATTATTGATATAGTGGACAACAATAGAATCAAAATTTACTTTAACACCGCTAAAGCGGGCAAAGCTTACTTGTCATAATGGTACCTGAAGGTCAACCTACATCTGTTGTATATCTATATGATATAAATCTGGATACTAACCAGCTTTTAAATGCTCGTATACATCCTATTACGACAATAGATCGAGTAGCCTTAGGTTCTCTTTATAATTCTGA